CTCCGCCTCGAAGGAGACGCTCCCGATTACCCCGCCGAACCTCTTCTGATCCGCCGGCGGGTGATCATCGAGGATTACGACTGCGGCCAGGTGGTGCGGCACGAGTTTACGCTGGCCCGATCCGGGCGGATTGACAGCTACGATGTTTCGGCCGATGGGGTGTCCCTCGGTCGCATGGGGTGGGCGCGGGCTCTTGTTTTTGTCCGCAAGGCGTTTATCCGGGTGGGAAGGTTTGACTGAGGGTCGCATGAAATTTAAGAAAAAACTCCCAGGACGAAGCAAAAAATATATGGAGTGGGTCAGGACTCTGCCGTGTTGTCTCACTGATATGATGGCCAACGACAACCAGAGTGTCGACCCTCACCATGAACCGCTTCCCGGACATGGGACGATGGGGGGGAAACCCTGTGACAGCCGGTGTCTTCCTGTGGCGCATTACCTTCATTGTGAAATGGAGGATTGTAACGGCGGGAGAAAAAAGGTTTGGGGTCGGTACGGGGTCGATCCAGAAGAGGAAATTATCAAGGTACGGCAGTTGTGGATTTCACTTGGAGGCAAAATCTTTTGGGAGGTCTGAGATGAAAAGATCGTGGAGGGAAAGGGAGGACGAGGCGCAGGCGGAGTACCTGCGGATTTGGCGGGAGAAGCATCCCAAGGGCGGGGAGAAGACGGTGCTGTGCCTGGCTATCTTTTTTATCCTCTCTCCAGCGGTCATTTTCTATTTTGGTTTTATTTATTGATCAGGAGGCGTCGTGATAAAGTTTTGCCCGGGATGTGGTAAGGACCGGCCTGTCGAAGAGTTCTGGAGTCACAGCGGCAAAAAGGATGGTTTGCAGTCTCGTTGTATCGAGTGCAACGGGACGATGCGGAGGGTCGACCGCGGCTTGCCGGCGGACAACGAGACAATGAGGACAAGTTGCTGGGGGTTGGAAAAGACGGAGGGGTATATCAAGGTCAAGGTGAAGTGCTGGTCCGCCCGTGAGGGTTGCCCCGGGGAGCGGGATTTTATTATTGCTGCGGGTGACGAGACCCCCCGTTATGTCTGTTCCTCCTGCAACGAAAGCGGATATGAGCGGGGCGGCAGAAAGGCGGGGACCAACACTCTCGGGAGAGTTCACACCACCGTCCCTAAAAAAGATTACCGGACGGAAGGCGTCATCATTCTCACGCCAAAGTCAAAGGGATTCGCGGCTATCGTCAAGACCATCACCCCGATCAGCCAAATCAAGGGCGGCAGTCAAAAGATGCCATTCAAGGCATGGAAATGAAAATTGATGCGGTGCAGGAAGTCGCCTATGTCAATGCTGTGCGGAGGGGCTTCTGGCGGGAGGGCTACGAAATCAGGGAAGCTATCGCTCATCTCAAGATGGAGATCGACGAACTGGAGGAGGCAATCGAGGGCGGGGACCGCGAGGAGATCACCCTGGAGACGGGGGACATTCTTCTTATTTGCATGACGATGTTGTACCATCGGGGCATCAGAATGTCGGACGCTCTGGTCAGGGTCATCAACAAAGAACTTTTGCGGGAAGGGCACAGCGATGGAGTTTAACACCAAGGAGGGGGACAAAGCTGTCCACGCCCACGACAACGACTGGCTGCAGCCTTCGGCCAATCCCTTCGGACACGGCTGCTGTGATTGTGGTCTTTATCACCAGGTCACGTATCGGATCGTCGACAAGAAAGGCCGGGAGATTAAAGGCGCCGTGCTGCAAATGCGGTGGTCTCAAGATCGGGTAGAGACCGCCAGGCTTAAACACCACATGTTGGGGGAAACTGCCAAAAAAGATTGACTTTTCCCCATAGACTGAGACAGGATGGTCCCTGAATTAGACCGCGGGGATGCCATGGCAGTTAAGGGGGACAAAAAACCTGCGAAGAAAAAGCAAGGGGACCGGCGTAAAGTCGAGTCCCCTTCTGTCGTCAAGGGGTCTGAGCCTCTGGAAAATGAGCGGCACGAAATCTTCTGCCAGGAAATACTTTTGATGAAGCCGCAGCTTCGATGCTACTCCAAAGCCTATCCGGAATGCAGCTATGCCTCTGCCGCCGCAGCGTCCACCAGGCTGTTAAATGACGTTAAAGTGATCGACCGTATCCAATTCCTCCGAGACGAGCAGCGCAGCCGGTACAAAATGACTGCCGACGATATCCATGCACGGCTCGTCATGGCTGCATTCGTCGACCCGGCAGACCTCTTCAACGCGGATGGCTCCTCTATCGCGGTTCATCTCCTCCCTCCCGAAATAAGACTCTGCATCGAATCCCTCGAAATAGACGACATTGTTATCGGCGAAGGTCCTGAAAAGAAGATCATCGGCACGACCAAGAAGATCAAGGTCATCAGCAAGACGAAGGCGCTTGAACTCCTCGGGCGGCATCAGGGCATGTTCAAGGATAATATCAACCATACCGGTGGGCTCACCCTGGAGCAGATTGTCGCAGGGGACCATGAATAAGGGCAACGCGAGAATACGCCAATGGCGCGAGTACCCGGCTCAGTTTGTTGCCGACAACTTTCACGTTGAACCGGACGCATGGCAGGTGGACGCCCTCAATGCCCTCGGGGGCGGATACAATCCCGTTCGGCGCGTCGGGCTTAAGGCCTGTACTGGACCCGGCAAAGCCCAACCTGTCGAAATGATCATAGAAACACCTGATGGGCTTAAACGGTGGGGGGATATTAACCCCGGAGATTTTCTTTTTGCTTTAGACGGAACACCGACGAGGGTTGTGGCCCAAACGTGGCGAGGGGTTTTGCCCCTTTACCGCGTAACCTTTGATGATGGAACGGCTACCGAATGCTGTCTCGATCATCAGTGGAGGACGAGGGGGCGCACGGAGCGCCGGCACGTCAAACAGCGTAAGACCACGGGATGGGATTTGGCAAAAGAACTCCGCGCTTCCGCGCAGGGTCATCCCAGGACGCCGGCCAACGGGTGGGCAGTCTTATCCTTGGCGGAGATTATCGAACGCAACAAGAGCAACGACGGCCAAACTCGCAGACAGTTTGAAATTCCGGTGTGCGGACCCACTCATTTTCCCCACAGTGAGCAAGTTCTTGACGCCTATGTTCTTGGGGCATGGCTCGGAGATGGATGCCGCCTCACGGGTCGCGGTGCATGGCCCGACTTAGAGATAGACGCAGAAGTGATCAGGCGAGGCTACGATATCCGCAGGGGCGACGATGGGAAAAATGCCACGGTCTACGGCATAACAAAAGCTCTTCGGGCTATCGGCTTGTTCGACAAAGGTAGCCACGACAGGTTCGTCCCGGAGCAATACCTGATGGCGTCAATCTCTCAGAGGAGGGATATCCTCGCCGGGTTGCTGGACACTGACGGGACTATCGGAGCGGACAAAAGCATTTCCTTTGATTCGTCGTCGCTGGCACTGGCCCAAAACATCGCGTGGTTGGTGAAGTCCTTGGGTGGAAAAGCACAGAGCATCAGGACCCGTGAGGGGAGATATCGCAACCCGAAAGGCAAAATGGTGGAGTGTCGCACGTCGTACCGTGTGACTATGGCCCTGCCGTTTTGCCCTTTCCTCCTCCCCAAAAAGGCCAAGCGGTGGGGTATGCCGCAAGACAGGTATTTGAACAAGTGGATCGACAAAATTGAGCCTATCGGTGACGGCGAGGCAATGTGTGTCCAAGTCGAACATCCCGATGCCTGCTACCTTGCCAACGATTTTATTGTTACCCATAACTCGGCCCTCCTGGCATGGGCCGGCTGGCAGCGGTTATCTTGTTTCGCGAAGAACGGCGAACACCCGAAGGGTGCGGCCCTGTCTATTACCCGGGAGAATTTGAAAGACAACCTGTGGACGGAACTGTCGAAGTGGCGGGACCGGTCAGACTTCCTCAAAAAAGCCTTCGAGGTTACCAAGGAGCGAATCTATGCTTTCGACCATCCCGACACGTGGTTCCTCTCTGCTCGGTCTTTCAGCAAGGACGCTGATGCTGATGCTATTGGTCGAGCTCTGTCTGGTCTTCACAGTCAGTTCCCGTTCCTTCTCCTCGACGAAACAGGTGACATGCCCACCCAAGTTCTTCGGACTGCCGAGCAAATCTTCACTGGCTCTCCTACCGACGCCCTTATCCTCGCCGCCGGCAACCCGACCAGCACTAACGGCCTGCTTTATCATATTTGCACCAGTGGGCGCAGCAGCTTCCTCGTCATCACGGTCACAGCGGACCCGGACGACCCGAAGAGAACGCCGCGCGTCAGCAAAGAACTCGCCCGGCAGCAGATTGAAGACCATGGGAGAGACAATCCCTGGGTCATGGCGACGATCCTTGGACTCTTTCCGAAGGTTGGATTTAACAACCTGATCGGCATCGAGGACGTAGAGAAGGCCATGAAGCGGGTGTATCGTCCTGACGCCTATTCCTTCGCCGCCAAGATTCTCGGGGTCGATGTGGCCAGGGAAGGGAACGATCGCTCGACCATCTGCCCTCGACAAGGCTTGGTGGCCTTCAAGCCGAAGATCTTTCGTAATGCCAAGAGCAACGTTCTGGCCGGCCACGTCGCCATGGCTGAGGACAAATGGGAAGCGGACGGGGTGATTGTCGACGGGACAGGCGGCTACGGGTCTGGAGTCATTGACGCCTATGACACCATGGGCCGGGTGGCTTTCGACTGCCAGTTCGCCGGCAAACCGTTTCGGGCCAAGTTTGTCAACAAACGGGCTGAAATTCTCTGGGATTTCTGCGAGTGGACCAAAAACGGGGGAGCCCTGCCGTACCTGCCGGAGCTGATCAAGGAAATGACGGCGGTGACCTACACGTTCCGCGGCGACAAGATTTTGGTTGAGCCCAAAGAACAGGTCAAGTCGAAGATCGGCGTGTCTCCTGACCTCATGGACGGGTATGCTGTAACCTTCGCCTTCCCTATTCATCCGAGACCCCGCAGCGGGAACAGGGAAGTCGGCATCGGTCTCTTTCCTTCCGGCCTGGCGCCGAAGAAAAACGGAGACTACAACCCCCTCGAGGAGTATTCACGATGAAAAAAGCAACGGCCTTTATTACCTGCTTCGGCGGTCCCAAGCCCCCGGCTGTGACGCCGCAACTGCCCCCTCCCACAGCGCAGGATGATGCGGTCACCAGTTCGCGGGACAACGAGAGACGACGGCGCAGGGCTGCAGCCTCGAATACCGTTTTGACCTCTGGCGACGCAGCGCCGGCAGCGACTCAAACGAAGACCCTGCTCGGGCAATAGGAGACGCCATGTTCGGAGGCATGATTGAACAAATGAAACAGCGGAAGTCGGCCCTTAAGAACGAGCGGTCGAGCTTCGATCCCCACTGGAAGGAGATCTCCGACCTGGTTTCTGTCCGGACGAGCCGCTTTTTTCGTGAAGACAGGAATAAGGGGTCCCGGGTCAATACCAAGATCGTCAATGAGACGGCTGTCCTGGCCCACAGGACGCTTGAGTCCGGGATGATGGCCGGCATGTCGTCCCCGGCTCGTCCCTGGTTCACGCTCAATCCTCCGGACCCAGGGATGCAGAAGTTTCAGCCGGTCAAGGAATGGCTCTCCGTTGTCAACAAGCTGATGCTCGAGCATTTCGGGCGGTCCAATATTTACTCGGTCTTGCCGAAGACCTACAGCGATATCGGCGGCTACGGAACGGCGGCGTTCGGGATTGTCGATGACGAAGACGACGTGTTTCGCTGCTATCCGTTTTCGATTGGCTCCTATTACTTGGATTGCAACGACAGGATGCTGGTTGACACCTGTCACCGTGAGTTTTCGATGACCTGTCAGCAACTGATCCAGCGGTTCGGCAGGAAGACGGCCAGCGGCCTGCCCGACTGGTCGACCTTCTCCCCGGCGGTCAAGAATGCTTACGACACCGGAAAATACGGGACATGGTTTGGGACCAATCATGCCGTCGAACCCAATCCGGATTGGAACCCGAAGAGCGCCCACAGCC